GGTTTTAATTGCATAAGAGTCTTTTAGGTGTGGCTGTTTAACTTGATTGAAACCACTATAGCAAATTTTGAAAAATTTGTCAAGGGGTATTTTGAAAAAAAAAATCGCTCAAAATATTTGAGCAATCTAAAATTAAGCTAAAATTAAGCTAAAAATCAAATATGACGTTAGAAGAAATAAAGGCATTATTGGAAGAGTCTCAAGCCTTGCTATTAGAGCAAGTACAGACCAGTTTAAGTGGAATGAAAGGGGAAATTCTCCTAGAAGTGGACAAGAAAAATTCTGGGACAGTCAGTAGTCTATTAAAAAGTTTAAAACCTAAAGAAGAAAAAGTGCCAGTTTTGGAAGAAGAAAAAGCACCAGTTCAGGAAGAAGAAAAAGCTAAATTAAGTTTAAAAGCATTGGAAAGACAAATTGCAGATTTTAAAGCGCAGTTAGAAGAAAAAGACAAGAAATTACTTCTAAAAGAATTGGACGGCAATCTATTAAGTGCTTTGAATGGTAAAAAAGTTTTAAATAGTGGGATTGCTTTGAAGGCTTTTAAGCTAGAGAATGAGGGGAATTTGCAACAAGAAGACGGAATCTGGTATGTGAAGAGCGGAGAATCTGTAGTTTCGTTGGATACGGCTGTAGATAAGTTTTTAGAAACCGATTTCGGAAAAACCCTACTACCTCCTACGTCTAAAGCGAGAGGTAGCGGGTTAAAACCTCAAAACACAACGGTAGTTCCCAAAGAAGATAATAAAAAGAATAGCCTTGATGATTTGTTTTTAGAGGACTAATCCTATTAATAATTATTCAAACATTGAAGAGCAAGCACAAATTTAATCAAAGTTGCTTGTTCTTTAATGTTTAAGTTACGGTTTTTTAATTTTTCAAAATCAAAAACCACCGCTTCTACCATATTGGAAAGAATCAAAGGATAATCAAAAATAAAAACATCGGGATTGTCAGAATCAAATGGATGAAGGTCAATCCAATAGTCCCAACTGGTTTCACAAGTGGTATAAATTTCAAAATGAAGATGGATAGAATCGGAATGTTTATTGAACTCAAAATTTTTGACAAACATTGGAAACCTCTGCTGTTTTTTTCCATTATAGCACAAATTATAGAAATTTTCAAAAAAATTTTTTTTTTTTTCGCCCAATTCTAAAATTAGAGTGCGACTACAGGCCTATTTAACTTGTAGATACCGTTGTACCGGATAAAGTACAAAAGAAAAATCTACAACAAACACAAAGAAAATGGCAAAGTTAAATTTGGCTGTACTCAATAACGTTTTTTCGGAGTTATTGACACAAGAAATTAATCGTAGTGCAACGTTTTTAGGATTACTAAGCAAGTTTCCCGAACGCAAATCTAACATCCAATGGGGTGTAGGAATGGGAGGGACTACCGCAACTGGAGTAGCGATTACTGGTTCTGCACCTGCGGCTTCAATGGATGCAACGTTACCGGCTCAATTGCCTATTAGTGCGGCAAGTGTTCAATCAACTTTTACCTTAAATCTGAAGGAAATCGAAGAGTCTAGAGAACAAGTGAGCAATGAGGAATTGCGTAATTTGTTGGAAGCCCAAATGCGAAATGCAGTTGAAGAAATTGCGACTACCCTGAACAAAAAACTGTATGATGGTTCTGGAGCTATTGCAGATGGAGGTCTAATTGGGTTATCAATTGCCGCTTCTGGACAAGACTACGCTGGTATTTCCAGTGCAACTTATCCGTTATGGAATGTCTCTGAAGTAGATGCGTGGGATGCTAATGCAACGGGTACAGATAAGCGTCAAGCATTAAAAACTGATTTTTTGTTAGAGCTAGACCGTAAAATCCGTTATCGACCTGGTGCTTATGACCTTATCTTGACGACTCCTAAAGTGGTAGAGCAGTACAAAAAAGTTTTTGAATCTAATCGTACCTTTCAAATCATGACTTTTGACGGTCAGCGTGTACCTTTAATTGACTTAGGATTTAATGTGGCAGGGTACATGGGACGACCTATTATCGATGACGTATTCTGTTCTCGGACTCGGACTGCCGCAGAATCGGCTATCACTACTGCTCTAGGAACTACGGTAGATGAAGGTGTAATGTATTTTCTGAAAAAAGACGATTTACGCTTCTATTCTACTCCGGTAGCTGGTGCTTTTTCTGCCAATGGGGTATATACCTTAATGCGTCAGTTAGCCCAAACTTCCTTGTATGTTGATAACTTTGTAGTTGGTTGTATTCCTCAATTACAGTTGACTACTCGTAAGAATGTAGGGGTTATTAGAAACATTAAGGTAGGTTAGATTTAATTTTAATTCCAAAAATTAAAGCAGGACTGTACGCCTGCTTTTTTTGTTTTAATCTACATCAAAATCGTCAGGGTCTAAACGAAAAGTGTCGACTAATGATTCTGTCAAATCTTGCACATCTTTTAGAAATTCAATTTCTAACTTATTTAAAAGTTTCAAATTGTTAGAGGTGCGTGTTTTTAGAATCTGAAGGATATGACGCTTCAAGATGAGTCTTTCTCTCTTGGTTAAACTATCAGAGTTGATTAATTCATCTTCAACTTCCAATATCTTTCTATCCAAGAAATTCTTTATTTTAGTTAAGCCGTTAAAATTATTTGAAGCCACGATTATCTCCTTTTTCTAGGATTTCCAGCTTCTGGATTGTGCTTGTTTTGAAGCTTTGAAGAATCTTTCTTTGCGTTAACAAGCTATTTTGTTTAAATTGACCATTATTTTCGGTCAATCTGGTATCAATTTCTTGAATTTTTGTGTCAAGAAAGTCTTTTATCCTGTTTAAGCTTTTTAGTTTATTGAGAGACAAAGGGAGATTTCCTTTTTCTAAGTGTCAATCCCAGTATAGCAAACCTTTTAATGTTTGTCAAGTAACCACGCTCAAAAAACAGATAGAGTTAGTTAATTAAAAAAAAATGTTATTTAGTCCCGAAGAAGTATCAAGAATTAGAATAGTGTTAGGATACGAAGAGTTCCCCAAATACGAACAAGATATAAATATTGCGCTTGAAAAAATTAAAGACGAAATCAGATATGATAGAGTGATTGCACTTGTTGACATAATAGAGGAGATTGATGGAAAAATTCAACAATATGTAGAAAAACTCTATGTGGTGGAAGTTGAAGGTATTAAATTGCAATATCAAAGTATCATAGATGGACTAAAAAAAGAAGGGACGAGACGATTAAAAGAATTAGCCCACCAAACGGCATTAGATGTCCGATATAATCCTTTTAAAGGCGGTGGGCAGGGATTTTCCTTTGTAAGTTTTCCTTGAACTAAGAATTACAAAATTTTAAATTGTTTACTCAAGGAATCAGAAATGGAAGAATAGCTTAAAGAGGGGAAAGAAGAAACCTCTTTAATTTGTTTAGGGTTAAGATAGGGAATATTATCCATAGACGAATCGCCAGATTCTCCTTCAAACAATTTACGAACTGGAATCCAACCAAGAAAGTTACCAAAAAGGGCAAGCTGATTAGAAGCTATCGCACAGTGTTCAAGTGCAGACCAATGACCGCTTTTAACTAAACGGAGAAAAAGTTTAACATCGGCGGTAACGTTTGAATTACCAGTGTGGTTTAAGTACGAAACTCTGGCACATCTTGCACTAGAGATGGCAAATAATACCAAAAAGTCGTCTTTGTATTTTTCTTTTTCTTCAGGATGGACATAGGGAAGATGAAGAAAAACATCGTTGGAAGTAATTTTAAAATCTGGAAACTCGGTAACAGCTTTTTTCATTAATAAGGCTATTTCTCTAATTTCAGGTTGAGCGGCGATATTAGTCCGTAGATTAAAAAAGTTATCCCATTGAGTACCAGTAATAACAATATCGACTAATTGGAAAGGTTCGGTTAAGCGATTGACAATCTCTTTATGTACACCTAGTCGATGTAATAGATTACCGTAAATTCGCTGAGAATGCAAAGACAAAAACCAAATCAAGTTAGCCAAATGGTGTTTGAAGCCCTGTAATGGAACACCGGACTGCATTCCTTTTTGGTTAGTACCCCAAGAGAGGGGAAAATAAGGGTTAGCAAGAAGTTTTGCGTCTTTTTTAGCAATAGGAACAGCACGATTAGATTCTGTATTAGAAGACAAAATGCGATGTTTGTTCAATTGAGCCAAAACAAAACGTGGCATGGTGATTTGAAAAGTGGTGATAGTCGATTTTGTACGGTGATTGAAAGTTTGAGCTATCACCAAGGCTTTAAGAGTAGTAGGCATTTTTATTTATTTAGGGTTGAAATCCTGCTAAGGTCAATTTATCTTTTATTATCTTAACTTGATTTTTCAGTTTTTGCAAGGATATTTTCAGTTCGGAGCAAATTAGTGCATAAGAACTATTTCTCGACCATCGCAAAGCAACAATCTGTTTTTCTACAGGTGTTAAGGATTCTAAGAAACTAGCCAAAATTAGCCTGTGTTCTTCGGAATCAGTAGAAAAGGCGGAAAATTTCAGAGAATTAGAAAGAAAATATTGCTGAGTCTGACGGTGTTTTAACCGATTAAATTTACATCGCAAATCTAGCCAACAGTGGGTGGTTAGGGAACCCTTAGAGGGATTCCAAGTTTTCAATTTTTTCAAAACGACAAGAATACCTTCTTGCATATAATCTTCACCAGATACATCACAATCAGACATAGCACGCTTAATGGCTTGCAATTGTGATTGAATCAGACTCAAAGTTTGATTGCTATAAAAAGCTTTGATTTGTTCTTGGTGGGATAAATTTAGATGTTGCATGATAGGGTAAGTTAAAAAAGGTAGTTCACAAGTAATTATAACACAAGATTTGAAGGTAAGCAACGCCCATCTCTTGAATAGAAGCAAAAAAAAAGATAAAAAAAAATGAATCAAGATACTTACAATGTCAGTTCTTTAATGGTGTCAATAGGTTTAAATACAAAACCTGCTGAAAATACATTGTTAAAATTTGAAAATATGCTAGAAGGTTCAGCGAATCGTATAGCATTTATGTTCAATGAGCGAGTATCGACGATGGTGGGAGATGCTTTTGGAAAATTAGGGAGAGAAGGAGGAGATGCATTAGGAGGGAAGATAGATAAAACAATCAGTGGGATGGTTGTAAATTTTAAACAATTGGATAAAGCTTCAAGTGATGCGTTAAAAAACATGAAAACTGCGGCACTTGAAGCAAATGCTGAGTTAGCAAATAGTTCTAAACAAACATTAGGAGCTATGCGACAAACGATGCAAACTTTAGAAGCAGAAAAAAAATTAGCATTAGAAAACGCTAAACAAGCGGCAAAACAACAAGCGGAAACAATAGCACAAAACTTAATCAACAATGTTAGGGCGGGTAATACGAGAGAAGCGGCATTGTTAGCAAGTAAAACAAGAGAAATAGCTAAAACATTTGATGCAATGAATCTAAATCAAATAGATTCTTCACTTCAAAATTTACAAAAACAGGCATTACTATTGGGAGTTAATGGTCAAAATGCCGCAGACAGCTTTAAAGAATTAATAAGCACAATAGTTCAAGCTGGGATGGAATTAGAAAAGACCCTTAATGGACAATTAAAAAATCTGCAATTAAGTAATAGCATAGCTGATAAGAATTTAGAAGAAGCAGGAAATAAATTTAGAAATCAGATAGAAAAAGCTTATGAAAAAGCAGGAAAAATTCTAGAAACACAAGGGGTGGAAGGAACTAAAGAGGCATTAGCAGTAATGTCGAAAGGAGTAGAGGAATCCATTAAAAATTATGAAAAACAAATAGAGAGAACAGCCAATAGTCTAGCACAACAAGCAAAAAAATTACAAGTATTAGGGGCTAATAATGATGAAGCAGATAGACTGTTTGGATTAGCCCAGAACGTAAGAGAGCAAGCAACACAAACAATACAAGGAATAAGAGAATCAACAGCAAAAGCCAGTGAACAGATTGAAAAAGATATGTATCAGGCTGGTGGTAAAGCGGCTAAGGGTTTTGGTGGGGGATTTGGGTCGGCTCTAGGAGGTGCAGTAGGTGGGGCGGCATTAGGAGTATTGGGAACTGCTGTTGGGTCAATCGTGGGCGAAGCAATCTCCAATTCTTTAATGTTTGCGTTAAATAGTCGTATGGAAGTCATCAAAGGGACTATTGGGGGATTTATGTCCACAACAGTCAAGGGGATGATGGATTATGGTGAAGAAGAAAGAAGATTGAATATGGCGACGTTTGTGACGGGGCGAAAGTCTGGTTTCGGGCAAGATAGTCCTGAATTTCGCCAAAATTTTGAAGGAGCGCAAAAAGCTATTACAGTTGCGGGAACAGACTATTCGTATAGTAGAATAGAAACTGCGGAATTATTGCAAGAAATGGTAAAAGCTGGTTTAGATTTAAAAGATATAGTAGGGGGAGCAACGAGACAGGAGATTAAAAGAGGGATACTATATCAAGGTATGGGTTTAGGGGAAGCTATGGGGCTACAGGGTAACGAGTTAAAAGAGGTAGCTATCTTATTAAAACAAATAATGACTTCTTTTCCTGGTACAAGTCCTTCAACGGCTGTAAGAGAATTAGCGGCATTAGGGTTATCGACCCCTGCGGAATTTCATAGATTTAAATTTGCGACACAAGATTCACTATCTGCGGCATCTGTGGCTGGAATACCATTAAGAGACGTAATGCAAGGTTACGCCACGATGTTTAATATGTCCACGCCTGAAGTTGCTGGTACTTTGTTAAAAAATCTGTACAATGGACTCAATAACTCAAATCAAACAAATAGACAACTTTATGGAACTTTTTCAAAATATTTTGACGGGGATTTAGCTCGTTCATTGAGAGAACCCGGTGACTTTAACGCTAAATTAGCTTATTTAGATACCGTAGCTGAAACCATCATTAAAAGAGGCGAAGCAAGTCAAATTGCGGGAATGGGTAACTTAAATGCCAAATATTACGAGACTTTAAACTTACAAGGTCAAGCCAATATGAGAAGTCAACTGGTAGGAGCCTTGATGGGTGGAGGGGATACTTTCACAGTTGGTTATCGAAATTTGACATTACAAGGAAGGGAAAGGTTACAAAAGCAAAAAGAAGAATTTGAGAAATTCAATCAAAAAAATCCTGACGGTACAGGGTTGATGGATGATTTTGTAAAAATGAGACAATCAGGTTTAAAAGGTGCTTTAGACCTTGTGCAATCATCGATTGAAAACATCACAACTTTGTTTGGTAGTAAATTAGCACCGGGGTTTACCCAATTTGTTTTATTCATGAGACAAGCGGCAGATGCTCTAACAGATAATGTTGAAAAGTTTTCTGGAGCGATTGAAAGAATGTCTGAGAGAATTGGTAAGGCTTTTGGTAATTTAGGTGACAATAAGTTATTAGACCAATTTGTAGATGGAATTATTCAAACTGCTGGTAATTTGGGCAAAATGTTTGAAAGTTGGCTAGATAGAAGTTTAAATTTTCTCGAAACTGGTGACAATGTGACCAATATGTTTGAAAATTTAAATAACTTATTGGCTGATTTTGTGGGCGGGTTAGAAGGACTCTTTCAAGTGCTGAGAGGTCTAATTCCTTTAATAAATGAATCTGGAGGGGGACTGAGAGTATTAGGTGTTGATGCTGAAGTAAGAAGTGAAGCAGAAGCATTAAAAACTAGAGGTGAAATAGGAGGTACAAGTGAAAGAGTCTTTAATTATGCAGTAGAAACAGGAAAAATTGGAAATTTAACAATTAGAGACCCGAAGGCTATTCAGAAAGTTTCTGAGATGGAAGCCGCAGACCTAGAAGCCGCAATTCAAGCTAATGGTGTAAACAGATTTGTTATTAAAACTGGTAGAGAAAGATTATCAAAAGATAGCTGGAATACAGAGACAAGAGCAGAAACCTTTAAGGATTTAGAAGGGTCTAGTCAAGAAGAAAGATTGTCCGTAATACAACAAGGGTTTAGAAAAGTACAGGGGGAAGATGGGACAGATTATTTTATATCTGGAGGTACTGGTAAAGACCAAAGTTTGGTCTTAAAATTGAATAATAATAGATTGGAACAAGTAAATGTTAAAGAAGATACGGATGATGCAAAAAATATAGGAGCTATTTTAGCCCCAAGAGGAAGAAAACCAGTTCCCACAGTAGACCCAACTGCCGCAGGTTTAGGTTCATTTTTAAACCAGAAGCAGATGGAGACACTGACAACCACCTACAAGGATTTGGAGAGTAGAAAGAAAGCCATTAATGAAGTTCAAGATGCAAGAACTAAAGAATTATTTGGAGCAACAGCTACGTTTAATGAAGACACAGCTAGAGTAACAGATATTGATAAAAACGCACTGACTGCTAGTGCTTTAATGGAAAATAGAGAAAGATTAAATGCGTTAATAAGAACGGCATCTGGTAAAGAAGGTGCAAATGCCGCTCAAGCTTTGGCTCAAACAGCCAAAGAAAACAAAGATATAAAAAATATACAAGCATTAGTAAATTTGTCTACAGGTGCTGTTAAGGGTACAAAAGGGGAAACTCCTTTATTAACTCAACAACAACTTGTAGCCACATTAGATAGAACTGAAAAGGGAGCAGATATAGCAAGAACTGCTAATGAATATACCCAATTTACCATTAATGAGTTAGAACAAGCCGCTAAACAAAAGGGAAAACTCAAGCCAGCTTGGGATAGAATTAAGAAACAATTAGAAAGTGGGGAGATGGTAGGCGATTTTACCTCTTTCTTAGAGCAATTTGTCGCTAAACAGTTAGAAATTGTAAACAATAAAAATACATCTGAAACTGATAGATTAACGATAAATGAAAATTTAAGAGCCATAACTCAAGAGGGTCAAATTGACCAACCTAAAAAATTAGATAAAAAAAGTGCAATAGCTGAAGGTGTAACTGTTGATTTAGATAAATACCGTAAACTGCTTGATGATACTCATAAAACAAGAATAGAACAAGAAAATCAGATTTTTCAGTTACGTCAAAAGGGTTTTGAGCTTGAGAGACAGTCTTACACTTTAGCGACTGCTTATAAAGGACAAGTCAATAATAATTTAGAATCATTTTTTGGGATTTTAGCACAAGCAGAAAACACCTTATTAGGTAATAGAACAAGATTACAAGGAATTGACCAATATTTTACTGATAACAAAAATAATTTAACAACCAAATATAAAGATGTTAATCCTCAAATTGGAGGGGGCATTCAAGAAAATTATGGTGGGACTGGTCAACCAGTTTTTGTTCCTAAAGGTTCACCAGATAAAGAAGTAAATGCTTTATCTGCTGAGATTATTAAACAGCAAGTAGATAATATAAACCTTAAGAACCAAGAAAAAGCTGAGATTCTTAAACAAAGTGGGTTAGTTCAAGAAAATTTAACGTTACAGGTTAAAAATGCAATAGCGTCAGGCATACAACAAGCGACAGGAACCCTTTCTAGTTTAGGAAACACGCTAGGGACAAGTTCTCCAGCAATGAATCAAGCAAATCAAATGTTTGATGCTGTAAAGACACAAGGACTTCAATTAGCCCAACAGATGCAAACTTTAAAAGTTATTCAAGCTATGAGTCCTGGAGAATTTACGCAACAAGACGCTAAGGCTTTGGGAGGATTAGAAAAAATCTTTAATTCGATTCCTAAATTGTTGAAAGAAGCTTTACAGGATGTGGTTAACTCAATGATTCGTGAGTTAAACGGGTTTTTTCAAAATTTATCTGAGAATGCTACACGAAGAGCAGAAGAAGCAGTAGGAATGCTAGGCATTGGTGGTTCTGTCACTAAATTATTAGGTTTAGCTAATGATGTAAGTTCTAGTATCTTTAAAAACAAAGAAGAACAATTAGGATTACAACAAGAAACTTCTGGAATCCGAAGACAAGTAGGACTTAATCAGGCATTAGGGCAATATTTTCCAGATGAGTTTTTCAGTCAAAAAGTTGCCTTTGGTGAAGCCTCAATTCGTGTTAATCAGGCAAAAATTGAAGGGTTAAAATTAGATGCTCAAAATATTTTAGATATGTCTAGAATAAAAGCTAATTTAACCTTTTTTGAAAGTTTTTTAGAGATATTCAAAGAAACAAGAGAATTGGGACGAGGATTTTCCCAAGTAGCCGATGATATTTTAGATTTTGAAAAGAAACAAGAAGGCTATGGCAAAAGTGTTGCTGATTTAGAGTTAAGAATCAAGCTAATGACTTCTCAATTATCTACTGTGACAGAAGTGTTTGGGGAATTATCTTTAGTAAGTAAAGACAACCTAGAACAATCTAAATTATACTTAGAACAACAAAAGAAAGCATTAGAAATGCTTTTGGAGATTGAAAGAAAGTATAGAGTGGAAAAAGCGACTGATGACTTTAATAAGTCAGTAGGTAATAATGCAATTGGTAGCAATCAAGCGCAAAGCGAGGCTAATAATGCTCGTTTAGAAATCCTAAACATGGGTCAAAGCAGAAATAGTAGAAGGGCTGGTGCTGAATTAGAGCTTAAAAATGCCCAAATAGAATATGAAAAAAGCATATTAAGTGCCACAATAAATGCTAATTCTAGAAGATTAGAAGAACAAAAAGCTAAAGAAGCTTTGGAACAAAGAGCGGTATCGGGAGCTTTCACGACTCCTGAAGGACAACAAGAAGCGGCTTTAAGATACGCAGAAATTCAATCAAAAATAGTAGGTATTGACACAGAGTTAGCCAATACTAAAAATGTAGCGTACAATAAATTAAAAGTGGCAATGGAAAAATCTGCCACTGAATTAGATGATTTGTATAGAATCAACTCTCAAATCGCAGAAGTCGTTGACGGTGCTTTTACAGGACTCTATGATATATTAACGGATGCCAGTAAAACTTTTGAGCAAAAAATGAAATCGTTTTCAGATAATTTACTTAAAGAATTAGGTAAAATTGGATGGAATTATCTGAAAGATTTTATGTTAGCCCCCTTTAAGGATGCGTTAACTAAACGAGATGACAAAGGTATTCAAGACGCTGTAAGCCCTAACTACTCACAATTAAAAGGTTTAGATTTTGGGAAACCAGCAATGGAAAACCCTGAAAACAGCATTAACCGTGAAAAGATTTTTGCTGAAATTATGGCTTTAGACGCTAAACAACAGGAGAATCTGAAAGCACTTAATGCTAGAATGCGTGCTAGTATTTTGGAAGTTGCTAATATTGAAGAAGCTGGTAAATCCGCAGAAAGCATATTCAAAAAATTTAGCGAAACCCTTAATGCAAACGTAGGCGATGGGGCATTAGCTAAACTTATAGCCGTCAACTCAGCTAATGGGGAACAAGGTATGGCTATCAATATAGGTGTTCAGACTTCAATCCAAGAAAAAATTAAAAACACCTTATTAACCTCTAAGGATATTTTAAGTGAAGTTCGAGACGGCATAAAGAATTTGTCTAATGAAATAAAGAGATTATCTAATGATTCGTTAAAAGATAAAAATAAACCTAAAGCTAAAACAGAAAACACAGATAATTTTGTAGCACAGGGGAAAAAGCCAGAGACGACAGCTATGCCTAATAGTCAAGAATCTACGCCTGTGTGTGTTCCTGTTTGTGACGGACACGATAAAGATACGCCTGCTATCCCTAAAAATCCTGAAACTCCTACAAAGCCTCTTACCCCTGCCCCTATCAAAACCCCTGTAAGTCATACAGTAAAAGAGCAACTGGATATGTATCCAGAGAATCATCAGTGGCGAGACATGATGAAACAGCAAAGGCAAACACAGTATTTACAGATGGAAAAAGATTTAAAAAATGGTAAATACCAAGGTTCAACATCAAGTTTCTTTAAGCCACAAGAAGCTATAGTTGCTTCGGGAATCTCAGACTTGGGTATAGATTTAGGTTTTAGTAAGCCTAATTATAGTTTAGGGTTTGGTCACAATTTGAATCTTCAAAAAATGTCAGAATTTTCATCCTTTAACGGTCAACCATCTTCTTTAGGATTAAAATCTGACTTTAATATGGGTAGTCCTTTTACTTTTGGGGCAACTCCTCAATTCCAAATGCCTATGAATATCTTAGAACCTTTGACACAAGCCACAGGAGCCGGTAGTGGTGGGGGCTTTTTCAGCCAATTGTTAGGAGGTATGGGTGGGGTAGAAGGTATGTTAGGATTGTTAATGACTTCTTTACCTTTCTTGACTTCTTTATTTGGTGGTAACCGAAGACCAAAAAGATATAATTCTGGGGGTTTAGTGAGAGGGTTTGGTAACTCAGATACTATGCCAGCAATGTTAACACCGGGAGAGGGTGTTATTACAAATAAAGGAATGTCCTATCTTGGAGGCGAAGGTAAGCTAAATGCTTTAAATGCTGGTTCTTTACAATTAGCTGACATACAATCCCCTCAAAATTTAGGTTTGGACGATATACCGTCTAGTGAAAGATTTAGAGGTAAAAGTGCTATGTTACCTGAACCCAAATCTGAGTCTGAAAAAGCTATTTCAGAGTTTATGGGTCAAAGCGAGAATCTTAGTTTACCAAAAATAGAGTTAAACTACGCATCCACTGCCTTTAATGGACAAAACTTTGTGACTGAAGAAGTTTTTAAACAAGCTATTGAACAAACAGTAGAAACAGCTAAAAACTCAGTTTATGATGCAATTCGTTATTCACCAGCCGCTAGAAGAAAATTAGGAATAAACTAATGACTAAAACTTTTCCTGAAACTCTTGCTCCTAATTTTTTCCACGTTGACAAATTACCAGATTATGGTTTAAAACTCTTTGAGAATGAATTAGGACGGGAAATTCGCAGATACACTGAAGACACGGGTTACAAAACTGAGTTAAAAATACAATATAACGGGCTTAGAAGTGCCGAGGTTAAAGCTTTAACGGCATTTTATCTCCAAGTTAAGGGAACATTTGATAAGTTTACTTTGCCAATAAATTTTTATCGCAGTCCTTCTAGCATTACAAATTCTTTAACTGATTTAGCTGATACGACAGAATGGCGATTTATGAACCCGCCTATGATTCAGACAGTTATTAGCGATATTTACACTGTAGAGATAAGATTATTATCACTAAAGGAATCGTTAAATCCTGATAGTTCTAAAATTATAGGTTTTGTAAATAGTGTAAATGTTGATTTTATTTTACCTACTATATCGATTATACCACAAAAACAAGTTACGGAATTAGTTCCTATAGCTTTAGAATTTATCATATCCTCAATAGATTTAAACCAGAGTGTAACTGTCAATTCTATAAACTTAACGTTAGAAACTTCAGAACTAACTTTTACCACTTCTACTTCTGGTTCTGTAGATAGTCGCTCAATCCTAAGTTTAAGCCTTTCTTTTCTGGCTTCACAAACAGGCTTTGGAACATTAAACAGTTTTGAACAAATGCCCAGTATCATTGTTTCAGGAACATTCACAAGTTTAGCACGTTATATACACTTAGTTAATACAGCTTCTGGTGTGGCATCCACAACATTGCCTTCGGATGCTCCTGATGATACAACTATTATTTATTCTGATTACGCTGGAACTTCTACTAACTCACCTACAGGTTTTGGTTTAAATGCGTTTACTTTAAATGCACCAGTAGGAGAAACGATACAAGGTCAAAGCAGTAGAGTGTTAAATGTTGAAAACACTTCTATTCAAGTAATTAAAAAAGGAAATAGATGGACAATTGTTGGAACAGAATTAGCAATAAGTAGTGGCGAACCTGAACCGTCTAATGTAGAAACCCTTACCGCTACCAGAATATTATCTAGTGCTGATGTGACAATTCAAGATTTCACTCCATCAGGAGGTGATAGAATTGTGGTATTATCTGCTGGGGTTAATGCCTATTTTTTGATAACCAACGTTTCAAACGGCACTAACGGGCTTGATATTCGGTTGACTACTGGGGGAGCTACCCAGTTGCTTTTAAAAAACACGGGCGATAAGGTTCGCTCGATCGAAGCTCGAAACAACGGGACTAATTGGATACTTTTAGAGAGAGGCTTTTATTAATGACGGCAATAATTATCAAAGGGCGATCAGGTTCTTTTGCTGTACAAGGCGATCCTAATCTGAGGTCTTATCCTTCACTTTTAAATAATTTGTCTGGATTCTGGCATTTAGACGAATTTACAGGAAACAGATTAGACAAAACTCTTAATGGCAATCATCTAAGCCCTTTTAGTTCACCAGAAGGCTCGAAGATTGACGGAACAAGGTTTACTGGTTCTCAAAAACTAGCAGTTGCTTCAAACATATCTTTAGCAACAGGGGACGAAGATTTCACAGTTAGTGCATGGGTTACACTTTCTTCAAAATCAAGCTATCGTTTTTTTGTTTGCAAAGACAATATTTTTAATCTCTTAAGAGAATGGAATTTAATTTATGTTGCTCAGGAAGGTTCTATCGTTGATAGACTGGTTTTTAACGTGCAAACAAATGCAGGTCTTATAAGTTGTATTTATTCTTTTTTACCCCTTAGTATTAACTCTTGGTATTTTTTAGTAGCTTGGCACGACAGTCAAAACAATACTTTAAACTTGCAAGTTAACAACTCATCAATTCAAACTCAGAGCTATACGGGAAACAAATCAAGCGCAACCTCTGCTGATTTTACTATCGGTAATAGTAGCGATAACTTAAATTTATATCACAACGGCAATATTTTAAATGTTGGATTTTGGAAAAGAATTTTGTCAGTTCAAGAAAGAACTGATTTATTTAATAATGGGTATTGGTTAAAGTATTGAGAGCCATTCTAATCTAAAACCAGTCGGATTATCAGTACGAAATGCTACATACAGAGTAGCTCATGTGCTAAGCAAGGTACGCTCAAACTGAGAATAACCATTCTTCAACTTTACCTAATTTTGTTTTATGCCCTCATTTGTTTTTAATTCTGCAAAAATCGGAATATTAAATGCCACAATAGATTTAGACAGTGATACGTTTTATGCTTGTTTAGTGACTTCTATACCAGCATCGACTGTAACCGCTCGCACGGGGTTAGCGGAAGCTTCAGGGGGAACTTATGCACCACAGTTATTGTCTGGAAGAACTTTAGACGCTCCTACGACTGCCACAGTCAGATGGACGTTTACCAATCCTATTTGGAATAATTTAACGACTGGTACATCCACACCCTTGTTAGGAATGGTAATTTGTAAAAGAGTTGGTAGTAGTTTCGCTACATCCGACCCTGTGATTGCCTTTTTAGAATTTAATAATAGTTTTACCCCCAGTGGCGTAACTTTTCAAGTAGATATACCTAATAATACTGGTGTACTAACTGCAACTTTTAGCTAGGTTAAAAAAAAAAATGTCAGGATTCACATACCCATCAATTATCCCAAATTCAATTGACAACTTTGAGCTTCCAGATTTCGGGGTAAAGATTTTTGAAAATGATGACGGGTCTGAAACAAGACGTTTTGTTCATCAACAAGGCAACCATACTAAAATTATGCTGAAATATCAAGGGAGAACGGAAACAGAAGTCGCAACTATTATTAATTTTTGGGGGCAAGTTAGAGGGTTAAAGGAAGCTTTTACATTACCACCCGGCATTAATAGACACCCAACGGACTACAAGGATAGTATTACTTTGTTGGGAGATACTACATTATGGCGATTTGCTTCGGCTATAAAATTTATTACTGTTTATACTAAGATTTATAATTTCGATGTCCCCTTAATATCTGTAATTAGCTAATATGATGCCAATCAACTCCTGATCGATTGTTTGAATAGTAACTGCGAAATAACAGCCGCAATGCGGCAAGAAATTGAAGCCACGTTGCTGTTACCTCAAAAGGACTTGGAAGATCGGGAATGGCAAGGAGATTAAATTGATAGACCACTCATTTGGATTTTACGGGTTCGCTTTCTTTGGGATCATCCTGGCTCGATACTTTCTCGTGGCTGGGGGAACCTATTTGTTCTTCTATTCGCCCTTGAGTCAGTCCTTTGTCAATCACAACCTGCGGCATTGGTCTCCCTCTTGGCGATCGATTCAACAAGATATTACGCTCTCGGTTGTTTCGGCGGGGGTGTTTGCGCTGGCGGCGGCTTTCATCATGACAGGATACAGTTGGGGTATTACCCGCTTATACTACCACCCTCAACAGTATGGGCTGTGTTATTTAGGGGTTAGTTATGGCGCTGTGTTGGTTCTCCAGGATGCCTATTTCTATTTCACCCATCGCTTGTTTCACCACCCGTCACTCTTTCGGTGGTTACACCAGGGGCATCATCGCTCGCGCTATCCTACCCCGTGGACTTCGTTTGCCTTTGACCCACTAGAGGCGATCGTTCAGTCTCTCTTCCTAGTCGGCATTGTCTTTGTCCTTCCCTTGCATTTCATTACGTTAATTGCGGCACTAACCACGATGACGATCTGGGCAGTGTTAAATCATCTTGGGATTGATCGCTTGCCCTCCTCGTTTCCCCATCATTGGTTAGGTCGGTGGTTTATTGGCCCGGCTCATCATTCAATTCATCATGGCAAGTACACCGTACATTACGGACTATATTTCACGTTCTGGGACAAACTCCTCGGAACTCAAGACCCCAATTTTGACATACTCGCCGTCCTTAAGGAGCGGTGATTCTTGACGCTTGTACTTATGGAGTTGACCAGAAAATTAAGAATCAATCAAAAGCCGTTTTAGAAGGACGGGGCTTGTATCCCATTATTTTGTCAAGGAGTTACGCTCAAAAAACAGATAAAGTTATTTATTAAAAAAAATGTCAAGTTTAGCCCCACATTTAAATCCACAGCATTTTTACGGAAGATTAATTTTCTTAAAACTTCCTACTAATGAAGTTTACAGGTTCCAAAATTTTCAAGTTGCACCTTATAGTTTTGAAGGTTCAGATTATATTTATTTACCTTTTGTTTTGACAACTTTTGTTGAAGATTTAGAAATTTCCTCAACTTCTATGTCGTTAAAATTAGCAAATACTGAAGCTTTAAGGGCTATATTAAAGGAAAAAGAATTGAGAGGGAGTTTAATGAAAGTATATACTGTGTTTCCAGAGGACGAAGACGCTATTTACGAAACGCAAAACACTAGAATTTCCTCGTATGTTTTACAAAAGGGAGCAGTAGTTTTTACTTGTCGCTCTCCAGTAGATGCTGTTTTTAATCAAATTCCTTCTAAAGTGTTTGAACCTGACATATTCCCAGAGTTACCTTATGTGAATAGTGTTAAAACTAATTATAGACCGTTATGATAATTACAACAGAGATAGAACCATCGATTTTTGATTTTAAGGATATTCCTTATCTTTGGGGCGGTAAATCCCCTAAAGAAGGATTAGATTGTTTTGGGTTAGTGAATTATGTCTATTATAAACATAAAGGAAAAAAATTTTTAGGCTTTGATTGGGTATATAAAAAATACAATGCTGATTCTGAACTCCCAAATTACGAATTGGAAAGAATAAGTGTTGATTTATTAGGGGAGGGAAAACAAACAAACGAACCCTTAGATATGCTTCTTATAAACTGGTATGGAAAATACGGATTAGGAATAATTGTACCCCATTTAAACGTTAATTATGTGGTATATACGGGTAGCGGTGGTAGTTCTAGAAGTACATTTAAACCTTTAAAGAAGATGAACCCGCTCATTGTTAAAACTTGGAATATTTGGGAAAAAACAGAAAAGGTGGGTGTAGAATGTTAAAAACTCCTGAGCAAAACTTTCAAGACTTTTTCTTTCAGGTTTGCCTAAAAGAGGATAGAAGATTAGCTGATGTTCCCTTAACTGAAAGTACGGATAATTTTGTTATACAAAATGGAAAATTAGAAGGAGGAATTGGTCTAGGAATCGTTGGGGGAATTGTAGGTTTTGCTTTAGGTGGTGTACCTGCTATTTTGACAGGAATTACAATGGGATTTGCACTTGGTTCTTCTTTGTTTGGTGGTAATAGTGGAAAAAAACCTAAAAAACCTAAAGCTCCTACTTTTTCTTTTGACGGAATGTCTGGTGATAGTATTGCAACTCAAGGAACAGCAATTCCTATTATTTATACTTCTATTTTAAAAAATCCTTTAGGAGGCGTAAGAACTGGTGGTAAGTTAATTGCTTGTAGAGTTGAAAACAGGGGGGATTCAGGAAATTTATATGCAGTTGTGGCTTTGAGTTTAGGGGAAATAGGGTACATTGATGATTCTAAATTGTTAATAGATAATCAAACTATTGACAGATATTATGAAGAAGATTTAGATTTTCAATACTTGTCAGGAACTCCTACTTTTTACAATAATCAAGGTCAAAACAGTTTAACAACAGACTTTAACTTTTTTGGTCAATGTATTTCCCCAAATTCCTATAATCTTTTGGGAACTTCAAAAAGAGCGCAAGCTAAAAACTCAGTTTTAGCTTCTACAAGGTCAATCAATGGTAGTTGGGGAGTAACAAATTGTTACATATCGTCTAGTGGTAGTTTTGGACAAACCTTTACTAAAAATGCTGGTTCTAATGATATTACCGTAGCTGATTCCTTTGCCGTTACAAACGAAATCCCCGGGGAAGGAGGCGGCACTATTTCATGGCAAGTTTTTGATTATGCTCCTAAGATAGTAGGTTATGGTACAAGAGGAAGTAATAACATTACTTTTGGGATTAGAACTGAATCTGTTTTTAATCCTCAAACTGAAATTACTACATATCCCCTATCTATTATTGCCAATGGTAGCATCATAAACTCTAGTGTTTGGACTATCAATGATACTTTTCAAGTTGAGTTAGGTTTTTCAGGTGCTAATAAAGTCATAAGATATAAAAAGAATAATGAATTAATTTTAGCTGTTTCGGGTGTAAATTGGAGTGGTATACCAGCCAAAGTTGTTATCCAAGGTATGAACACAAGTGTTAGGGTTAACTCGGTGTCCAGCGTAGCTTTTCCCTCTGGTGAATTTGGAGTAGGGGTGGTTGCATCAGATACAGAGACCGCAACATTAGTCGTTTATGAGGACGAAAAAGATTCGATTGAAAATTGGAGTCGGTTTACCCCTGCGGAAATTTATGAGGTTAACAATGGTGGAATAAACAATCGTTTTAGAGTGATTAAAAAACGAGATTCAGACAGGACTATAATCATTAAACCGCCTGTAACTATTACGGAGGATGATGACATATTTGCTATATGGGAAGCTTTTTATGAAACAAGTAAAAAGGTAAACAAAATAGTGATTAACTTTGAAGGGGTCTTATTTTCCAGACGTAAGCCGGTCGAAGATGAAACAGAAAAAACAGGTAAAAAGTAGAGGATAAATGAATGGGCGGTAAAAATCACGCAGATTTAGAAAATTTTCAAGATATTTATCCTTATGGGGTATGTTTTGATGTTTTTATACAACCCTTGACAGATATTGATGGCGACCCTATTCCTTATTCTGAAAACAATTGGGTTTTTCTAAAACGGATATTTATTCGTGAAAAATCTGAAAACGCTAAACAATTTAGAATAGAAATAGAAAATCTTAAATATGGTCGGTATTATGTCAAATTAAAACCTTTCTCAACGGCTCCTAATTCTACTTCAGATACTCTGAAATTAGATTGTAGTGGTGAAGATACTGTTTCTTCTACTTCAGCCAATATTAACGGAAATATTGTGCGTTTAAAAGGGGAATTTTCAGGACAACCAACTAATAAAATGATGAAAGATTCTATAAATTTTGATGAGTTCAAAAGAATAGTCTCATCTGAAAGTGGCGCACCACTTAGAATAACTACTATATCAGAAGTTGTAAATCCTGATACTATCTCAAAGCCTAGTAACTATGCTGGTGTGGCTGTTGTTGGAGTTAGAGTGAAAGCTTCTGACAGAGTTTCAACAGCACCCGAAATGTCTTTTTTTATTAGTGAAGGAAGAAAAATTAGAAACTTATTACATTATGGGGTACAACAAGCAACTACTACTCAAAGCACCATTATTGACACAACTATTGATTATTCTACAATCAACGAAATAGTGAATGGGACAACTAAAGTTAGAAATCTAGACACTAAATTGGAAGGTACAGTGACAAGTATATCTAATAATAGACCTGTTACGACTATCTCCTTTAGCCCTAAAGACCGTTTTATTATCTATAATTATGAGGCATCTAATTATTTTCCAGATATTTATGTTGATTGGTTAATTAACCCAGAAGGTGGGTTAGGGGCAGTTATTGATGGCGATAATGATATTGATTATGATTCGATTGTTAAAGCCCGTAGATTCGTTAAAGAAAATGAATTTTATTGGGATGGCGTTTTATCGGAGGTGGAAAATTTTTCAGCTAAAGTAACAAAAGATGCTAGTCTTTCTCTTTTATATCCTTTTAGTCCAAATGGTTTATTTGGACTTACTACCGAAGATGAAGATAGATTACCAATCGCAGTTTTCAATGCTTCTAACATTTTAAAAGATTCGTTTGAAGAAAGTGTATTACCGTGGCAAGAATCACAAATTAATCAAGTTGTTGTGGTTTTTACAGATGGTACTGATAATCAAAAACCTTTAACGGCAGTAGTAGCTCGAACTGATGCGTTAGTAGCTAAACAAGTTAAATTAAATTCTATCACAATTGAGGCTCCTAGTATTTCTAATCCTGAACAAGCCAAAAAGGTAGCTGGTGTAACCCTTAACTCAAAGAGATACCAAGATAAAATAGTCAAGTTTAAGACTGCTACTCAAGGACTTTTTTTAGCTCCAGGTGAAGCAATTCTAGTTCAGCATACGGCTACCGAATATGATTATGACATTTCTGGATATGTTACAGAAGTTGGAGGTTATGATATAACAACTCAAACCCAAAGAATTTTGCTATCTAGACAACCCTCTAATTTAATTACATCTGACTATAAAGCTACCATTCAACTTCAGGAAACCAATACGGTACTAGAGAACTTAACTTTTACATTAGTTCTGGAGAATGGTTTTTACTATTTGGACATTGAAAATTTACCTTCACCCATTTCCTTGTATGACCCTGTAGTTATTGGTAGAGCCGTTATTGAAGATAAAGTTTACAGGATTCAAAATCTTGCAATCTCTGAAAATGGTGAAATATCTATAAGTGCTGTTTTATGGTCTAACAAATTATTTGATTTTTCTGACATCGACTTCCAATTTCAATAATGATATATCCTGATTTGGTTCCAGATTTCATGAGGGAGCTAGAGCTTCCTACTTATGCTTCATCTATTACTGAGTTTCCAGATGGAGCAGAAATTCGCTTATCTTTGACCAATAATGGTACAGGTACTAAAATTAAATTAGAGTATGTTAATCGTACTGCTGAGGATGTTTTAGAAATTGTTGGCTTTTATAATGGGGCCAAAGGTACTTTTAAAGGGTTTTTGGTTCCTATTTCGGTCTGGAGACATCCTTTATCACTTAAAAATGCTTTAGAATCTCTTACAAAGGGGGTTATTTGGAGATTTGCTGACAAAATAGAAATAACTACAGTTAAACAAAACGTTTATAATTTTACTGTGAATTTAATTACTACCAGTACGATTCTAGTTCCGTCTCCTAATCCTTATCCTGACGAAATTTTATGAGTTTTCCTAATTTTAAGCCTACAAAAATTGAATACATTGAGTTATCTGATTTTGGTAGTATAATTACTGAAGACCAAGAAGGAATAGAACATCGAACAAATGCTTTTACTCAAGGTAGAAGTGCAAAAGTGTCAGCCAAATTTGAAGGTTTAAATAGCACACAAGTTTTAGAGTTTATAGACTTTTATAAAAATTTAAATGTTACTGGGCGGGGATTTGGCATTCCAGAATCTTTTAAGACAAATCAGTTTATTTTTTATGAAAGTGTTATTAAATCTTTTGGACAAGTCATTTTATATTTTGAAAAACGACCGATTATAGAAACTGAGACTTCTGATATTTATTCTGTAACTCTTTACATGATTGCTTCCATAGCAACTATATCAGCCCCTGAAAAGATTTATGTGACTTTACAAACAGAAGTTCTAATAAGTGCTAGTTCTTCGACCTCATTTGTTCAATGGTCACAAATTTCAGGAAACCCCGTTACTTTTTCTAACCCTAACGATTTAGTTACTAACGTTATTTCTCAAGGGGGAGTTTTTAATTCTACAGGTGGTAAAATATTTTTTAAAGTAGCTCTTTTAGATAATCCCGATGTATTTGCTACAATAGAAATTGTGCCTGCCCCTTCAAGTTTTGATGTTTTGAAAGGACTTAGTGCTTATTCATATTTTACTGAGTTTTCCTCTCTACAAAAAGTTTTAGCACCTTTAATTTATAATTTACCTTATTCTTTAACTGCCTCTTATAAAAAAAATTTAGATATTAACACTGTGTATTTTAGATGGAATCCCCCGTCTAAAACTTTTGGATTAGTTAACTATAAAATTGAAACTTATAACAATGGGTGGATTAACTTAGGTTCTACGGTCTTAAATAAGTTTAATGTCCCTGCTAAAACCCCTTTTAGAATAATTTCTTGTTATACTTTAGATAACAATAATTTTGAAATCCCTTCAGATTTATTTTATATTGACCCGCAGTTTCACTTAGAGAGTTACGGCTATGCTCCTAGTGAATTTGAAAATCTTAGAGTTTCTAGTGCTTTGTCTGAAACATTTTTAGATTTAAAAAATTCTACTATGTTAGCTTTTTCAACTGTACAAACAAATTGGTCTACGGCTTCTTCTGTTCTTGTAACTGACCTCCCATTGCTATCCTCTAAATTAAATGCTTATCAACTAATCCCAAATAATTTTCTTAACCGTGAACGATTAAGTTCTTTTAACGCTCAATTAAATGTAGTAGAACAATTGTCTGTAACAGACTTAGATTTAGGCGGGGTAGTAATCGGTTAATGTTTAAACCTATAGGGCAAGTCACTCTTTTGATAACGGATGAGAAAACAGGACAATCACGTTCTATTACGGAATATAACACTTTTACACAAAGAGGTTATCAAACTGCTTTAAATTTCTCAAATGTGGCTGGTACTAACCTACTGGTATCACCTTTTAGTGAGGCAGAGAGATTATATATCTCTTCTTCTACAGAGACCCCAGATAGATATGTTACAACTGTCAGTGGTTTAATTGCACGCTGTGAGCCTCCGACTGGTGCTACAGAGGTGTCATGGGTAGAGGCTACTGAAGAATCACCCATGTACGGTGAATTACGAGGGCGGTTAGTTTATACAGGGGCTTCCAGAACTTTCCGTACTGTTGTGGTTGGTGATAATGCATCAGGTACGGTAGGTACTACCTATCTTTCAACTTCTGCTTACGCTTATGTTCGTTTTGAAAATAACGTCACACAAGGTGCTTTTGAAAATATTGACATTTTTTACCGGGTCTATTTTGTTAATGAGGTTGGCTTAGGATTGCCTAAAGGTGGTGATTTAATACGAAATATAGGTAGAGTTCTTTTTGGATTAGAAGCAAAGTTTATAGATACATCTATTACTCAAAGGAGTCCTCGTCAAACCCCTAGTTTAACTTTTTTACCAAACCCAAATAATTATAATTTTTGGGTGTCAGATACTAATACAAATATTTCGACATCACCTAATGTCCTCAGTAGTGGGCTATCTGTTAATAGAGACATTTCACGACTGTTATCGAATTTAGAGTTTAAATTGGGTGGTAATTCAGTAGGATTAGATGCTTTTACAGGTAGAGTTATAAACACATTAGCTGTTGGTGACTTGGATTTCACTGGATTAACGGCTGTTGCAATTCAATTAGTAAATCCCTCTCGCAATCCTATTCAAACTTCTTGGGGTAAAAGTAATAATGCCGTGTCTGCTTTTTATGATGCTACATGGTCAGCAAATGGTTCAGGAAAAATGATACCTTCAGGTTCATGGACTGGCTATTATCCTGATATGTATAGAATACGAATTGTAGATTCTGGAAATATTGGAGTGGCTACTTATCGTTTAGAACGTCAACGTTTTACACATTATAACGGTAATTCTTGGTTCCAAACACGAGATGTAATCCCCTTTTTAGGTTATGGGTATTCTAGGGTTCCTTTTACTCATTCTCACGGACATCAAAATCATCTTAACTACAAAGTTTTTAATGATAGAACATTAATACGTTGGGATTCTACAGGAGTCACAATGATTGACATTTTAAATGGAGTTTTCAAAAATTTTGATGTCAATAATGACACTACTGTTTCTAATGCTAATCTTCCTGTTACCAATATTAAACAGTTAGAAATATTTAACGGAAAAATTTATGTGGCTTGTTCTGACACTGGATTGTGGGAAATTAACCCGGCAGGGGGTACTAATTCTATTGTTAGACTGGTAACTACACCGGTTTATGCTGTGGCTTCTGCTTTTAATCAAACAGTCTTAGACCTATTTATTGTTACTAATAACGGAATTACAAATTTATCCTCTAACTGGTCAACTTTTTTTAACCCCTCTAATGCTAATATTACATCTATGGGTTGGGCTAATGTTTTTGCCTTAGTAGGTTGTACTTCTTCTAATAGACCAAATGCTGAATTTGTTATTCATTTGCGTAATGGTAGCAATTTTGCATTAGTTTGGTGGTCTAGGTCTATTGGGAATGGTAGTGCAAATTCTGTTACGTTCAATACAACTGTCACAGGTGGTATTATACCTCAAGAAAAAGCTGTTCAAGTTTCTACTTTTGGAGATTTTTGGATTTTCCATGCTGTTAATACTTCTTCTTATCGTGCTAATTCTTTTGGTTCTCAGGCTACACAAAATAGTGATTATTCTCCAGAAGGGGGAACTAACAAGCGTATTGGGTTTTTTGACGAAAATAATTTTTATTATGCCAGACAGGAGTTTAAAAATGGGGCGAATTTTTTTATTACTGTAAGAAATAATTCTGTTGTTGAGGTTGTAAGTGCTAATGATTTAATCCAAAGGCTTCCTGATACCTCATTGTATTTAGGTAGAAATCTTTTTTTTGTTGGGGGAACTATTGGTGTTTGTTCTATTGAGTGGGAATCTTGGGGTTGGGATGGTTCTGCTTGGGTTAAAGACCATAGTGGCGTTAAAACAACCCACGCCAATTCTCAACCTATTCTTGATGGTTTATCAATTAATTTTCAAAATGGTCAAACTGGTGTTTCTTTTCAATCTCTGGACTTTTATACACTCCCTGTTTGTTATGGTGTTTTAGGAGATAATGCCCGTTATATAGAACACTATGTTACTTTTTCAGCTTCTGAAATTTCTCAAGCAAATCTTTAATGCCTATTTTAATCCCTGATTATCTAATCGTACCTTTTCCTTTAGCTTCTTCAGTATCAGGTTTTGAAGAAATTATTGGTGCTGACTTAAATTATCTTAAATTAAGCATCAATAAAGAATTAGTACCTCCAGAACGTATTTTGTTTAATGGAGCATCTCCACCTGTCGGGGGCTTCATTTCAATCAATCGAACTCTTGGCACAATTATTTTTCACGCTTCCGATGTAGGAAAATTTGTTTCTGGCACTTATCATTTCCGAAGACGATTAAACTAAGTAGTTACGCTCAAAATAAGGTTATTACAGCCATTTTTACTTATGAGTTTAAATTTATCTGACTTAGGATTACAGGAAGTAGTTAGGGAGATTGTGAACACATTAAATGCGGGGTATGTTCACATTGTTCGTCCTTCTAACATTGCCTCTAATCCTTTTAACGCACCTAATCTAAACCCACCCTTGTTGGTAAATAGTTATCCTATAATCTCTTTTGAAGATGGTACTTTTCATGAGAGACTTCAATTTAGTTCAAATTCTGGAGGAATTTTCAGGTTTAAGATGGCTATACCCCAAGCTGAAATTCTAATGGGTGACTATGCTTTTATTGATTGGTCGGAAAACACCAGAATTGTATCAGCAGTCGTTAAGAACGTTAAATACAATTTATCTGCTTTATCTACCGTTGTGGTTAATGCTAATGAAGGGGTTCCGTATAGTTGGTCTGATGTTCAAACTTTGTTACCATAGGAATAATTTTATGCCCGTCAATCGTAACCATGCTGAATTTGCTAGATTTAAAAAAGACAAAAACATTTCTTTGTTTAATAAAGTTGACTTTCTTACTCAACAGTTTGAGAATGCTAAAGTTACCCAAGAAGAAAACGAAGTTAAGGTAATTATTAAAAAAGATATAACAGAAGAATTACTTAACCCTGAAGTAAGACCTTATGTTGACAAACTTTCTCAAGAGCTTCGGAGGGTTTAATGTTAAGTGTATCTAAATTAGAATCAGCATTATTTACTCTCTTAACTGAATTTTTTGTAAATAATGACATTACTTTTTCAGTTAATTACCCAAAAACAAAGAATGAGTTATCAAATGGAAAAACGGTTATTACTTTTTCTGCTATATCTGATGACATTGAAGGTTCCATTATTTCTAGAGATATTATTCATCCTTTAGTTTCTTTTTTAGTTTTTAATACTAATTATGCTAAAAACCGTCAAATTCAAGAATCTTTGATTGAATATTTGCAGTCTTTAAATCCTTTTAACCTTATTATGCTAAATCAAGAGTCTAATCATAGCTACTTAGCTCGTCGCATTCCTCCTATATTTGATAAATCCCTTGAAATTTTTATTAGTGGCGTTGATTATCGATTCCATATTCGAAATGCCTGAAAACGCTCATTACCATAAATAAGTCTGCTTGAAAAAAAAAAGGATAAATTAAAACAATGGCAAAACGTTCCGGCCCATCTCAAATTGAAATTGGTACTGGTAATGATAAAATCACTATCACCAATGACCAACAAATGAATGATGCCACGCTGAGGATTGAAAGGGATGAGTTTACCCTTAAAGACCAAAGTTCCTCTAAACCAGTTGGCTATATTAAAACGGGTATTGAAGGTAAATTGGAAATCTCTATCGCAGACATTTCTGCTCAACAAATTGCTCTTCTTTTTGGTGTGCCTCTCCTATCTGACACTGATACGGTTAATACCGTTAACTACACTATGCGAAAAGTAGCAGTTACAGACCAAGCAGGCACTCTGATTACTGGTCAAAAAGTTGTATTAAAACCTTATCCCGTTCTTACTGACCCCGGTACTACTGCCCCCACTACTACCACTTATAACGGTAAGACTTATGGTTCTATAGCTTTAGCCGAAGATGCTTTTGATGCTGATGTAGCCGATTATAAAGCTTGGGTTAATAACTGGGTAACTTTTCCTAACGGTGCATTGACTTCTATCAATGGTACTAACTTGGCTTTTGGATTACAAACTCAACAAGAACTCAGAGTAACTCTCACATCTTTACCTGATAGCTCTGGTGTTCGGATTATTTTTGGCGACGAAACGGTAGTTTAATTCAAATCAAGAAAAAAAAAGCCTCTTTCCTATACATTTAGGGGAAAGAGGGATTTTTTTTTAGCACTCTTTAAAAGAAAAATCTAAATTTTTTAATTTTTTGATTTTCTTTTCAGCAGATTTAATGGCAGAAGCTTTTCGGTTTTCAAAATCTTTTTTTGCTTCTTCGTAGGTCAAAAAGACTGACTTACCAATTTTTAGGGTAACAATAGCTCCTTGTGGGTTTTTGACAAAAGCTCCATATTTCAGGTTTGAAAAATATGAATTTGTTCGATAAACTCCAGATGTTAGAGCGTATCTAGTGACGAAAACTTTTTGCGGTTCTGGTTGGTATGGATTAGTCATGGGAAATTTGGCTAAAAACCCCGTCTGTTTTACGGGGGGGTTAGTGAAAAACTCTTTGCGGTTCTGGTTGTGATTTAGTCAATGCACTCTGTAAAAGAAAACTCTAAGGTTTTTAATTTTTTGATTTTCTTTTCAGCAGACTGAATGGCAGAAGCTTTTCGTTTTTCAAAATTTGCTTTTGCTTCTTCGACAGTAAAAAAGGCTGACTTTCCTAGAGTGTGCATAGTGTCCCGTCCAACCTGATCTTTTCCGCTTGCTAAACATCCACAATCTGAAATTTCGGCTTCAGTTAAATAAACCCCTGATGTTAGGGCGTATTCGGTGACATAGACTTTTAGCAGTTTTGGTTGTGGATTATTCATTGTAAATTTTTTGGAGGGTTGATTAGCTGTTCCCAGTTTAACAGAATTTTTCCAAACTGTCAACAGTTGATAACTGTACTACTTAACCAAAATCAATAAAACTCAATCATATCAAGGGTTTTAACATTTTACACTTTAAAAAACACCATTTTAAAATCAATAAAACTCAGTCATAGTATAGCTTAGACCTGTTTGTACTATGTAGTAGGGGGGATAACTTTATTTTTTTTATCCCTACCCTCTTTAATCATCGCATTTAAATACTAAAAAACATATACAATCTAGAGTGAGCAGATTGAAGCATTTGGAAGCCTCAACGAGTCAAAACTGTTTTTTGCTTTGACAAGGTGGGGGTTTAGACTTTTTCGTTTATCAGCCTTTTCCCACACTTCAGAGCGGGTCATGATACTTTTACCATTAAACTAATTTGTAATGGTCTGAGGGGTAAAAATGGGTAAATGGGTGAATGTGGGCTAATTATATAAAATATATATTTAATTTTTGGTAGGCTGATTTGTGAATACCCTAGGATTAAAGTATCCTAGTATCCTATCCACCACTCTATTTTTTGATATGTATATAGCATAGCATAGGAATAAACAAAATGTCAAGAGGTAGTGGAAAAATATTTTTGGGGTAAAGGGGGTGGGAGGGAAGAAGGCAAAAAAGCATGAGAGTTTTTTAATGCGATAATTAAAGAGGGTAGGGATAAAAAAAATAAAGTTATCCCCCCTACTACATAGTACAAACGGGTCTAAGCCATACTATGACTGAGTTTTATTGATTTTAAAATGTTGTTTTTAAATTTCTAAAATGTTAAAACCCTTGATATGATTGAGTTTTATTGATTTTGAGCTAAGTAGTACAATCAATTTTGAGTATGTCAAAAAGTAGTTTAATTTAGAGATTTCTAAGTCCTTTGCTTTTTTCGCTCAAAATATGATTGACTTTCCACTTAAAGAATTGATTTAATTATGCCCGAAACTTTGCCTAAGACTTCTATAATTGCCCAATTTTTAGATGAAGGGGAACCATTAGGTACTTTAATGCTAGATGGGACGGAATATAAAATCACAGCCCCTGAAGATTTATCTGAAGCCGAATATATTGAATATTTTCAAGCTAGAGCAGAAGCTATGGATGTTTTGCTTCTTGTTTACGGTGTTGAAAATGAAGATGGAGAACTAATACTTGAAAAAAGTGTAGGTGCTTCAGATTCAGTAAAAAAAGCGAAATTAGAAGCTTTAATGTATAAACCTGCCCGTCGAATGGTTGAAGCATTGTTAGGAGTACCGGCTGGGACATTTAAACGAAAAAGAAGTAAAACAGTGATGTCATTATACAATCATTGTCAACAACTTTTAGAAGAAAAACAAACTGTCGAGCCAGTCAACAAAAAACAAAGTGCTGAGGAAGATTTAGAAGTCCCTTTGGATGGGAGAATCGAGCAAGAGTAGTGAGATATGTTAACACTCTTATCGATTGTCTACCAATATTCTATAGTTTTGGTATTTCTAGATTAGAACTTTTAAAAATGCGCCATTGGGAAGTTCTAGAAATCATATCAGGACACTATAAACATCGTGCTAGGTTAGTGCTTGATTTGACCGATGCTGTAACTTTAGGGGCTGGATGGGGTGATGCCGAATCTAAAGAACAAATGCAACGTGATTTAGTGGGTAAAGCTGGATTCCCCCGTCGTAAAACGAAAGTACCTAAAAAGTTTACAGGAAAATCTTGGACTTCTGATTTGATGACCGCCATTTAATGGGATACAAGTCCCAACCTTGAAAACAAATAGCCAAATTAAGTATCTCAAAATGGAATGTCTAAACTAATTAAATTAACTAATCCTGAAGAAGTTCCTGAGTTAATAAAAGAGGCTATTTGTTATTATAGGGGTTGTTATCCTCAATATTCAGATGCTGAAATAGCCAGACGAGTAAATAAAAATCTTGATTGCATTAATATAGACGAAAAACTTGTTTTAGATGTTTTAGAATTAGAGCCAGACCGTCTTTTTAAACATAAATTTGGAGGAGCGGAATCTGTAAAATTGGGGATACTTTTAGGGGAACTAAAATTTTCAACTTTACACTCTAGAGTCAAATTTTTAACCGAGATAATGATAATGGGTAAAGAAGGATATGAAGAACAAAAAGCCACTAACAGAGGTGATATTGTTACTTTGACAGCTAAAAACCTCAATGCCTCATTAGAAGCACATAAACAATTAGGAATGATTCTCGAAAAAGTTGATTCTCTGACAGAACGGGAAGAAGAAGTTTTTTTAGAAGTTGATGTTTACCCCCAATTTTTACCGACTACTAACCTTGCTTCTAATGATGAAGACGATGTTTTGAACTGAAAGTAACCACGCCCATTTCAAAAGTAATCCTTTATTTAAAACCTACCAAATGGTCAACATTGCAAAAGGTCTTAAACCCAAGAACCACTCGCAAGCAAAATTCTTACAGTCCATTCGAGAAAATACCATTACGTTAGGAATTGGTGAAGCAGGGACAGGAAAAACGTTATTAGCCATGTATGCGGCTATTTTAGCTATAAATAATCCTGACTCACCTATTGATTCTATTCTTTATGTCAGACCATTTGTTAATGAACCAGATGAACAAGATATTGGGGCTTTACCCGGTGAATACGAGGAAAAAATTGATTTTTTAGGACTTCCTCTTTGGACTAATTTATCTGAAATTTGTTCCCCTGATGAGCTTAGAAAGTTTAAAACCAGATTAGAAATTTCACATATTGGAAAACTTAAAGGGGCATCATTATCTAACACATTTATTATTTTTGATGAAGCAGAAGATGCGACTCAAAGACTTTTTAATTGTGTAATCACGAGAATATCACACGGGTCAAAACTTGTTATTATTGGCGACCCATCCCAAAGTAGTCTTTATTGCGGAGGCTTTTTTCATGTTGCGGCACATAGATTATTTGATACTCCAGATGTAGGGATTGTTTGGTTTCCTAAAGGTTCCTGTGTAAGACACCCTATAATTCCCCATGTATTAAGTGCTTTGGCATCTTAATCAAAAAAAAAGTTACCAACTTTTGTTGGCAACAGTTCACCGAGCTTAATAAGTTGACAAACCTTAACGGAAATCACCGTCTCCCTGAATAGTACCCGCATTTTTGCGTTTTGTCAACTTATTAGTATTATCGTCCATGACAGTTTTCAAATCACTATTCAAGTCATAGGCTAGTTCGTCAATTATCAAGAACAGAAGGAATAGGTAGGATTCACAAAAAACCTGTAAAAGAGACAATTCTTGATAATTGGAGTCACCACGAACATATTTTTTGATAAGCCCTGCTAATGTTCCCGACGCAAAATTAAGAGCCATATAAGTCGTGAAAAAATCAGATTCTTCAAGACTTTTATTAGATTTCGACTCTAAATAATTTTGAGCATTAACTAGAAAAATTTTGACAGAGCGATAACCGAGGTGAATACACAAACGAGTCACATAGTAAAGTATATCGCCTAGTTCTAAAAGCAACGTGGTTCGTTCTAAGTCTAAAACACTTTCTTCGACCTCTAGCGCACCGTCTTGGTGACCAATAAGCAAGGCAAAAGAGTCGTTAGCAAATTCGTTGATTTCACTAATCAAACCGAGAGTAACGTATTCCAGTGATTTTTCTGAAGGATATACGGCGGTAGTGCTTGTGAACTCCCAGTAAGAAGCTAGAGCATTTACAAATTCATCGGAAATGGATTGACGCATATCTTGTATTAGCTAAGATTAAATTATGCTTGACATACTCACCGTCCTAAAAGAGCGGTGATTCTTGACACTTCACTGACCGATGCAACCAAAGTAGTCTTACCCAGTCTCCATGTCCGTTTAAAGTCTCCCAATGCCCTATGGCGACTATACACCAATTATAACTTAAAGCCGTCCTACTTGTCAAGGAGTTTTTGCAAATCTGTGTTGAAACTACCGTTAAGGAAAGTTTCGCCCATTTTTTTTGATGAGAGTTTCGATAAACTTTGAATAGGGTTTTGGATGTTAAAAAAGGATAAAACATTAAAGTTATATTTGCACCCAGGTCAACAAACAGTGTTTGTTAGTCCTAAAAGATTTAAAGTATTAGTGAGTTCCCGAAGATACGGTAAATCGAGACTCATGATAACAATGATTATTGATAAGGCACTAAATTATAAAGGGGCGTATGATAAAGCATCACCACCAGTAGTTTTATTAGGAATGCCATCTTTAAAACAAGCCAAACAAATTCATTGGAATCCTTTAGTAAAATTATTAGAGGGGCATCCTGGAATAGAGAGGATTTATAAATCTGAATGTCGAATTTCATTTAAAGGAAACAAACCAGATATAATTTTAAGGGGTTTAAATGAGGACAATGGGGACAATTGTAGGGGGTTAAAAATTTATTTCGCAGGATTAGATGAAATGCAAGACGTTAAACCTATAGCATGGACGGAAGTTATTATGCCAGCATTAATTGATACAAAAGGGTCATGTGCTTTATTGACAGGTTGTGTGGCTCCTAACACCTTTGTCTTACCTAGACAAGGCATGACAGAAATTGTTGAATTTAATCAGGATAGTTGTGCAAAAGAGTATCAACCGCTAAAAGATGTTGAACTTTATGGACTCAATAATGAATTTCATAAAGCAGATTCTTTTTTTAATAATGGATATACCGATACCAAAATCATCACATCTTCTTTTGGATTCACTTTAGAAGCTTCTTTAAACCATCCTATTTGGACAAAAAATGGCTGGAAAAAAATGGAAGAACTGAAAGAGGGGGACACAGTGGCTATAGCACATGGTATGGACATTTGGGGTACTAAAGACCCTATAGATGGTTTCAAAATCAAAAGACAATATGTTCCTAAAACAAAAGGTTGGCTACAACCTAATCAAGGCATGACCAAAGATTTTGCTTATTTTCTTGGTCTATGGTTTTCTCAAGGAACCCACAAAAAACAAAATGGTAAGTATTACATTTCCGTAAAAACTACTACTCAACAAATGAGAGAGTTTCTAGAAAGTGGTAAGATTTTAGGGGCTATTTTTAAACAAGATGTAGGAAATGTTTGGTCGTATGTAGATAGCGATTTAGTAGAGTTACTAAAGCATATAGGGATGTCCACTGTGAGTCGGAGAAGAAGAACCTTACCATTATGGTTGTTTCAAGGGCGTAAATCTTGGGCTATCTCTTTTATTCAAGGGTATATGGACATTGCTGGTTCGATTGGTACTACAGGTAACAGAGTAGCAAAAATTATCCATTTCACTTGTAATAAAACATTAGCTCAACAATTTCAATTGTTACTTTCTAACTTAGGGGTAATTGCAAAAGTATTTTTATTGCCACATGACCCAGAAATGGCTCAATTAGAACTAACTGGTTCACATTTTGATACTTATTGTCAATTAATTGGTTTTGGGTCTGATAACAAAAAAACAAGTAGCCTAGGAGTACAAAAGTTAAACCCTCCCGATGAACCGTTTAATTTTAATGACTATTTTTGGGACACTATAGAATCAATTAGTGACTCTGAAAATCAGACTTATGATTTTACAGTACCTAACACAAATTCTTTTTGGAGTAACGGGTTTATTAGTCATAATACACCTAAAGGTTATGGAACTTTTTTTCACAGTTTGTACGAAAATGGTGATAAATACAAAGATTGGGGTGCTTTCCATCGTACAATTTATGACAACCCCTTTATTCCTCGTGAAGAAATTGAACGTATAAAAGAATCTTTACCAGAAAAAGTATTTAGACAAGAATGTTTGGCTTCTTGGGAAAATTTTGATGGTCAAATTTTTTCTGCCTTATCTACTGACAATATTATTTCTGATGAGAATTTACCTACTTACTTTGAACAAGTATATTTAGGTGTTGACTGGGGAGATGTCAATCCTGCTTTAGTTGTGGTGGGTAAAATGGGTAACACTTACTTTATTATTGATTTCTGGGAAAATCCTAACCCTAATACTGCCATTGAACAACGAGTACACAACGACAAAGCTCTTCAGTTTGTGAGTGAACACAATGTGAGCCGTGCATTTGCTGACCCTTCACAACCCGGTCGAATTTTAACTATGAGAAAGTCTGGGATTCCTAAACTTATGGGGGGTTATAACCGTGTTAGTGAAGGTAATGGTATTGTAAACACTTTACTTTATCAAAAACGCTTAATGATAGCCGAATCTTGCAGAAGGGTTTATGAAGATATGGGAGCATATCATCGGGCATCCAAAGAAGGATTTATTAAAGAAGAAGTCGCTGAATCTCAACAAGACCATCTTTGTTTTGTGGCTGGCACACAGGTTTTAACAGAAACAGGATGGCAAAATATAGAAAGCCTGAAAGTTAAAGACAAAGTGTGGTCTTCTAATGGTTTAAAAAATATTACTTTCACTGGTTCCCGATTGGCAGAAACGATAGAAGTTAAAGATTACAATTCTTCTGCTATTGTGCGCTGTACTCCAGACCACCCCTTTTACACGAATAATGGTTTGATAAGTGCCGAGAACCTTAGTGTTATGAACCATTTAAACCATCTTGACCAATCTCACTGGGAGTCACTTATTGGAATTTCTAATTTAACAGATACTCTATGGTCAAGTCCAGCCCTAGAATGTGTAGGTAAATGCTCAATAAACCGAGTATATAACATAGAAGTCGAGGAGTCACACAATTACTTCATCAAAATTGGCTCAAACGCAGTCTTAGTCAGTAATTGCGATGCTTTAAGATATGTGTTAGCAACTTTAGAACACAAAAACATCGAAAACATTATCCCAGAGGGTTCTGTCATTACTACACCAGAAAAACCCGTTACAAAGTCTAACTCTTTATTTGCTGGTTTAATTTAAGCCTAAAATCGCCCAACACTCTAGTAGCGTTGGGTTTTTAAATGGAATATCCAAAAAAAGTAGCATTTGAAATTTTAGAATCTGTCCATCCTGAAGTTGAACAAAATCAGGAACTTTTTAATATGACTGACGACTTGTTAGGCGGCGGGCAAAGATTAAAAGATAATTTAGAGAAATATTTAATTAAAAAACCTGATGAAGATGCTGAAATTTACAAATACCGTAAAAGACTCTTCACTTATGTTCCTATTTTAGGGCAATGTTTAGCTCAATTATTGAATAGGATGACTGCCTCTAATCATACTATTAATGGTTTTTCAGAAAGCCCTAAACGCAAAGAATTTTGGTTTAAATTTAGAGAATCTATTAACGGTAATCATCAAAAAGAAAAAGCTTTTATTAAAGATGTTTTCTTTAAACTTTTAAAATATGGGAAAGTATACGCAGTAATAGAAAAAGATTATTCAGACATTTTACCGACTAATAAAAAAGAAGAAGAAGAATTAGGTTTAATGCCTTATATTGCGTTGTATGACCCTCGTTCTGTTACTCACTATCAAGAACTTGATGGAAAGCTAAAATGGATAAAAATTAGAGAATTAGAAACCAATTATAGCCCTGTAGGTGAAACGCAATATTTTCTGAAATGGACATTTATCGATGATACTTTTATTACTAGCTATCGTTGCCCAATGATTCTTAGTAATACTGGAAAACTTGCACCCGATGTCCAATCGGAGTTTAATTCAAGTTCTTATATGATTCCTTTATTTAAACAAGTTGCTCATGAAAGAGGCACTATTCCCGTTGTAAATATTCAAATTCCTGAAAATCTTTGGGTCACTAAAGAAGCTATATTTTTAGTTTTGGAGCATATTAGGGTTCATAATAATTTGACATATACCGCAAATGTTGCTGGTCAAATTCAAAGATTATTTACTCCTATGTCAGAATCCGCAGATAAAATGGTTGACTTGGAAGAAGCCAGAGGTCAAACAGGAAACCATCGAGTATTAATTGGACAAGGATTTACTTTTAATGAAACTACTGGTACGGCTATTAATACCATTGCTGGCTATCTAGGAAAACTAGAAAGTAGAATTAAAGATTTAATTTTTTCTAATGGTATTTCTGCTGGTGATGATAGACCAATGCAAGAATCTGGCGTAGCTAAAAGTATGGACTTTATTAGTCAAGAACAAGCTCTTGCCGCTTACGGTGAACAATTATTGTTTTTTCTTGAAGAATGTTATAAATTAGTTGCTTTAACTCAGGGTTTTAGTAAAGAGGAAATTTCTCAAATTTCAGTTTCTGGTCTTAATGAATTTGTTTTAGATACTGTTGACACAAAAGTAAATAGAATTTCCCTTTTAGAGGCTTTAGACACTCCTATTTCCAATACTGCTATGCGCCTAGTGGTTGAAGACCTACAACGAGCTTTAACCCCTAACGCTTCAATTCTTGAACAAGAAATTATTCATAACGAAACGTTACAAGACTTCTCAGCAGTCGACCATCCTGAACTTGGTTTAGAAGAACTTACGTCGTTAGTCTTAAACCAAATCGTTTCTGTTTCTACTGCTCAAAAATTATTAGGCTTTGACCCCTCTGTAGAATGGGACAGAATTAAAGAACAAATGCTTGAAATGCAAGCTATTCAAAACCCTGAAGGTAAAAACTCACCTACAACTGAAACTGAAGAAACTGAAGAAACTGAAGAAACTGAAGAAACTGTTGACCCCTTTGAAACTGTGGTAAATCTAGCTAATGCCTTAGCTACTCTTTCTAATAAAAAAACTGAAGATATTCTTGCTTCTGTTAATTTTAATGAAGATATTTCATCTGACGAAGCAAAACAAATAATTATGATATTAGCTAAAGAATTAGGTAAATTAATTGACGCTACACCAGAAGAAGTTTTAGAGGGGGTTGGTTATGAGGCGGAATAGAAAGGCTAAAGGCTTAAAAATAAATACCAAAGCCAAAATTAAAGGGTCAATTGCCTATCGCACAAAAGCTTTTGGTAAGTTTAACATATACAGAACATTTAAAGAATCTGATGTTAAACGAGATGCTAGTGGGAAATTTACATTTGAGGGAGCCGTAAGTAAAGCTTATGGTAAATTTAATCGTCAACAAATAAATGAAAAGATAGCTAATGATAAAAAATCTCAACTTAAAAATCAAAATCAGGAGTCTAAATCTAATCTTATAAATCAGGATTCCAAAAGTGCAAAAAAAAATCAACCTAACTCAAAATTGATTCGCATATCTTTTGCTAAAAAAATTAAGCCTCTTTTAGAAAAAATTGAAGAAATAGTTACTCAAAAAAGTAAACCCTTAAGTTCCAAAGGTACAGCTTTACCTAAAGATTCTAGAGGTAAAATAAAACCAGCCGGTATTATGCTAAAATCGGGTGAGCGAAACTTTTCTGTTATGCTAAACAATCTTAAAGAATTTAGAGATGCTTTTGGAGAATTTTCAACAAAACAAATTTTATTGTCTTATAATATTAGTCTGCTTACTGCTGAAAATAGAAAAAAACTCTTAGATGAATATCGAAGATTTCTGAATTTTAAGGCTCCTGAACTTTTTGCTGACGGTCAAGTTTACAATTCTTTAAAAGATATTAGAGCGGCTTTAATTAAACAAAACGACGTAGACGCATTAAACAAAGAATTTTTTGAAAGTAGGTTAGTTGCTTCTTTTTTAAGTTCTACGACTTCGGCAAAATTAAGCACTGTTCCAGAATATAAAGTTAATGAACTATTTAAAGATATTAAATCTATCTATGATTCTGCAAATTCAAAGCTAAAAAACTTTAGAGCCGCAAAAGAAGCTGGTACATATAAGGTCGAAAAAGTTGCTGACAAAGAGCAAATAGCACAGTTCCTAAAATCAGCTATAGACTCCATTAACATTCAAAAAGAAGAACTTATACGAAATGCTTTAATTGCTAACGAATCCGCAAAAGTACCCAAATCTGATAAAGAAATAATAAAAGAAATAGAAACAGAAACAAAACTATTAATTGAGTATGTTACAAAACTTGGTAGAAATGCTGAAGTCGTAGGTGATAGAACTATTCTTAGTAATAAACTCCAAATTAAGGATACGTTTTTAAGAAAATTACCAATTTTAGAATTAATGCAATTACGGGAACAATTACGTTTTGAAATTGCTAATGATGTTGATAAGGCAAAAATTCAACTTTTTCTTTTTAACTTGGAAAAAGATGATATTTATAAAGTCCCTATTACTAAAATTAAACAGGGGTATCAACTCCATCATGTAAACCAATTTGCATCTTTTGATGTTAATGGTAATCCTTATTTTGCCATTGAAAAAGCTTATGGTAGTAATAGTAAAGATTCACTTAAAGCTATTTCCGAAGAAGATTTGTTAGGCTTAACCGTAAACTATGATGAAAATGGTAATATATCTTATTTTTCTAAAGATTATTTCTCGGAAAAAGGCGCAAAAATAAAAGGTTCTGTTTTTTTTAAAGATTTACCATTAAGTTATTATCGCAATAATTGGGAGTTAATTGTAGACAAAACCGACAACACTATCATTGGGTTTAAAAATCCTGAATCTGGAGAAACTGTTTCTTGGGACAAAGCTATTTCTGAAATGAACCACTCGCCTAAGTTATATCTGGATTTACCCATTGCTTATCATGAGAAGTCTAGAGTAAACAGTTTATATGGTTTATTACACCCTGTCGAAAATTACACCATAAACCCTGATAATGAGATTCAAAAATCTCAACTATCAAACCTTTCTGAATTAGCTTCTAAATTAAACGTCTCTAAAAAACTTCAGACAGAATTAGAAGAAGGACTCAAAACAGGAAAGTTAAAAGCTGGTAAAGGTCAAGTAGAGTCTGAAAAACATGATGAGGTTCGTGATAATTTATACTTGTATCGTCGTATTGAACTTTATGAACAAGTTGAAAAAGCAGTAATATCTCTACTTGAAGAAATACCCTCAGAAAGAGAAAAAGCTATTATCTCTAATTCCGCTAAGTATAATTACTACAACAATGGAATCAGACCTTCCTATGTCAATAATTTGAGTAAATTAGAAGAAAGATTAGCTTTTTTAACCCAGTCTGCGGCTTCAATAAATGATTTGTTACCTTCAGACCAAAATTCTTCCCAAAGTGAGGCTATTAAAAATCTTCAAGAAAAAATAAAGAACACAAAAAACGTGATTAAAGAAATTGATAAGGTGACTAAATTCATTATCAATCAAGGACTTAACGCTGACTATATTAGAAATCACACACCAAGCCAATTCTTTGACTCTGCTATAAAAAATCCTAGAATTTGGGGACTTCCTGCTAATGCTACCCCCAAAATGGTGATGAATGCTATAATGAATGGACTTAATGGCTCGACTCTATCAGACAACTTCCCTAATTTAGACGACCAATTAAAACCTTTGCCTAAAGAACCAGATATTTCCGATGAATAACAATATCGATTTAACCATCTACTCCCCTTATAATGCTTCACTAATGTTGGCTGTTAATAATCTTTCTGAAGATTTTTGGCTTAATGTGAATGAATACTCCGACAATCAAAATTATTCCTTTTTTGGGTATGCTTTTGGTGGTGGTTCTGCTAAACATATTCAAAATCCTGATAAGTGGATTTTGATTAAAGATACTGATTTGCTCTCTATACGCCCTTCTGAAAATCCTAACGCCACTCCAGATTCTGTCTACGAATGGGATGTCTATAACGGCTTA